ATCACATACAACTAATTCTCTTTTAACTCTCGAATATATTTCGCCATCTACTGTTACATGTTTATATATTTCGCTATACAATTCACGCGAGCCAGTAAATCTAAATCTGTTATCTGATATTTTAACTACATCCAGAGCCATCTTCTATTTCTCTAATGTTCAAATCAGGGAATTTTTTAATAGCCTTCGCCCTATCCAATTCGTATTTTAATAGGTTATTCAATTGCTTTGCGCTTCCAGCTTGAGCCTTTAGTTGCTCTACCGTTATCTGTTTTTTGTCCAACTTTTCCATTTGATTACACAAAAAATCAAATACTCCTTTTGATGTTCTTTCCATGTTTTTTATTTTGTTAAGTAACTGGGTTCTAATAACAAATAGGGTGGCGGCACTTTCTCCATTGTCTTATAATCGAATGTTCTTAGCCCGCTTTCGTGCAGGTGGTAAGTCTTAATACTCAAAGACGGGTTAGTTACTTTGTAGCCATTAGCAACTAACTGATAAGCGATTGCATTATCGCAACCGGCAACACCTTGAAAGAAATCACCTCCATTAAAATATTTGATATGCCCACGCCATATCCAAACGTCTTGGCTGTCTTTACGGTCAAAGAAACGAGGCACACCTCGCTTTATATCGTAACGCGTAAGCGCATAAACTTCACCTTGCTTTATCTTATTAGCAAGTAACAACGTTTCATCGAAGTAAATATCATTGTTGGCGATAACTAAAATATCATTACTGCCTAATTGATTACTTAACTCGAATAATTGTTTAAACGTTGGTCGTGGCTGCACATCGTGAATAGTTAAGAATGGTAATGCCATATTCTTTTTAAGGCACAAATCCATTTCAGCCTGTCGCTGTTGATTGCTTGTTGTGTAAAGATTAGTTAGTAGGTGTATCAAACCTTCACGTATTTATTATTTGTGAATGGAGCTACAACGGCTATCAATAACAAAAAGCGCAATATCCAATTCCATTCCCGAAAGTCAATATCCCAACCAACAAAAGCCAATGTAAAATAGCTTATAACAAATAACGCTAATGCTGCGAGTGCTTTACTCGAATACTTTACAAATGTTTCTCTCATAATAGACGGGCTAATTTTGGGCTAAATTAGTAATTGCCATTTAAAACAAAAGTTTTTTTGTCAACAAATGGCAGAGAGCATTTACATAGACGGTTATATAGGAAGTGATTTTTTCTCGGAAGGCGTTACCGTTAAGTGGCTACGTGAGCAAGTAAATGCACTGCCTCAAGGAACAAACGAGTTCACTTTACATATCAATTCAGGCGGTGGCGATGTTATAGAGGGTTTTGCCATTTATGATTATTTGGTAGCACTTAAAACAAAGTCGGGGTTTTCAATTAAAACCGAAGGTCAGGGAATAGTAGGCAGTATAGCTACTGTTATTTTTCAGGCAGGTGATACAAGAGAACTACACCCTAACACAGAGTTCTTTATTCACAATCCTTATGTTACTCCATTTGGAGAGCCGATGGACGCAAGTAAAGCGGGCGCGTTGGCAGATATGCTACAAAAAACAGAGGATAAAATACTTGACTTCTACGTTAAGCATACCAAAAAATCAGAGGAAGATATAAAGGCGAAGATGAACGCGCAAACTTCATTTACTGCAACAGAAGCAGTTGAATGGGGATTTGCAGATACCGTATTAACAGAAGCCGCTCAAAACTTTAAGCAATACGCGGTAATGGCTTGTATTAGTAACAATTCAAACAACAATAAAATGGATATTCTGAAAACACTAAACGAGTTTGAATCTCGTATCATGGGAGCGATAGATAAAATAAGCGCCCCTAAAATCAAAAACGAAATGCACGAAACATCAGAAGGCGTGCAGGTATTTTACGATGGGGACTTGGAAATAGGAAAGCAAGTATGGCTTGATGAAGCCATGACACAACCCGCACCTGACGGTGTTCACACAGTAGACGGAGTTCAATTCACAATAGTAGGAGGGAAAGTAGAAAGCGTTGGGGCGGCTGCGGCTGCCGAAGATGAAGCTACTAAGGCACTGAAAGCGGAGGTGGAAGCACTAAAAGCACAGTTAGCCGAGAAAGAAGCTGCATTAACCAACGCAACTACGGAGGTAACTACACTCAAAGCAGAAGTAGCGGAAGCTGTAACTACTGTTAATGAAGTGAAGTTGCAGTTCCAAAACTTCAAATCGCAGATTGTAACCGAAGATGGCAACCTAAAGCCAGAAGTTCAAAACTTCAAGGATGAAAAACAAGGCAAACCTTCTTTGGTATCTCAAACACTTGAACTGCGCAAGCAAAAAACAGAGAAAAAATAATTAAGAAAACTTTAAAACAAAAAACAAAATGGCAAACGTAATTACAAGCATTCCAGCGCAAGCAACAGAACAATACGACCTGTATGTTAAACCGCTTTTGGATGACCCGAAAATCAACTCTTTACCTTTCGATATTCTTGTCGGAAAGTATAAGAATAGAGAACTTTACTTCAACAACAACCTTGACAAGGCAACCGTTCAAAAGATTACTTGCGGTTGGGATTTTCAAACAGGAATAGCTTTCACAAAGAAAACTATTGAGCCTGTAGAAGTAGCTTGCGCAATCGAGCAATGCTATGATGAATTGGTTAACACTATCTTCGCTAATGGACTTCCTGATGGTTTTCGTAGAGGTGAACTTACGCCAGAAGTTCTAAACTTCCTATTAACTCAACAGCAATACACGTTTAACCGCGACTTGCTTTCATTCCTTTTTTTGGGTGATGAAACAATTAGCGATGCTTACTATTCTATCATGGATGGTATCTATGCAAAGTTAGCTGCGGGTGTTGTAGCAGTTGATGGAACTGTTGATGCAGGTGCTTTGACATCTTCAAACCTTGATACTTCAAACTTCTTTACCACAATGAAAGCGGTTTACGATGCACAAAGCCGCCAGTTAAAACGAGTGGCTAAGAATCAAAAGGTGTGGATTTGGACTGAAAGTGTTTACGATGCTTACCTTGCATACCTGTATGCTTCTACTCAAACTAACGCAGGTGCTATTCAACGTGAAAGTATAGTTGACGGTTTGGAAACCGGAGCTTTCATGGGTATTCCGATTGTAGTTGTAGGATTAGTTGACGAGCGTTTAGAGGCTGATTTCTTGGATGCTTCTGATAACGTTATTGACCCTTACCGTGTAATTCTTACCGTTGGTTCTAACCACAAACTGTTACTTGACGGTTCAGGCTTCATGGCACAGGAGGCTTGGTATTCACAGGATGATGATGTTTACCGTATTGCAGGTTCGGCTTTGATAGCTTACGAATATGGCTACGGTGATTTGAACGTAATCGCAGGGTTCTAATAAACAAATTGGGGAGGTGTAAAGCCTCCCCTTAACAATTTAAAAGTAAAAGACAATGGCAAGTTGTGTTGATTTATTAGCAGGTATACAGGCGAGTTGTGATGGACTTAATAAAGTAGGCGGTGTAAATAAACGCGTATGGATAGGTCAGCTTTCGCAGGTTACGGGATACTCACAGGATGTGAACGGTAACATTGAAACCATTACAATGGCAGACGATGCTTCTTCAAATCCTTATACGCTGAAAAAGTTTACAGGCAAGAAGAACAAGAACAACGGAACTTATGAGTTGACTGCGGGCGATAACGTGAATACGTTTAACACCTCATTCATTTTGGAAGTATTCCATTACACACAGGAGGACAGAGAAAACCTCGAAGCGTTGATTAACGCTGATGACGTATTTGTAATTGCACAAACGGACGCAGGACAAATCGAAGTTTTCGGTATTGATGAAGGGTTGAATGCAAGCGCGGGAACGGGCGGCACGGGAACCAACTTACAGGATAAGACATCTTTCACTTTGACACTTAGCGGTGAGCAAAGAAAGTTGCCTTACTTATTCCTGAACGGTGGAACCCTTGCAACATCAATTACTTACTTAGATGGAATTAGCGAGTAAGATACGCGCTGCGATTAACAGCAACGATGACAAAAAAATAAGAGCCGTTTACTTAGAAGTATTCGGCTCTTCTATAAAAGAACGTTGCGGAGATTGTTACAATAAAGCGATTGAGCAACTGATTAAGAAAGTAAAAGAAGTAACCAAAGCCAATAAAATGGTATCGAGTAAATACAAGTTCATCAAAGATTTTGCAGGTAAGACTATTGTTTTAAAAGTAGGCGGTGTGCGCACTGCTATCAATGACGCAAATCTTACTGATGAATTAGCAGGGCTTTTAATAGCTAACGGGCGTGCTCATTTGTTAGAAGAAAACAAAGGATATGTAAGCCCAAACGTAGTCAAGGGGGTAAAGAAGATAACTCCCGAAACATTCGCAAAGCCACAGGAAAAACCTGCGCCTATGTTATCAACCTTAAAAGAAGCGGTGAGCGATGGGAGCGAGTTAAGCGAGAATGTGAGCGTGAAGGAATTGAATACAGAAGAATTGAAGCCATTGACGGTAGAGGCTTCACCGAAGAAGAGAGGAAGAAAGCCGAAAGTTTCAGCATAAAAAGTGCTGATAAGAACGTTGTTTGGAATAGTATAGCCTGTTTACAGTCGCACTTAAAAGCGATTAAGCAAGCAAAGTTTGAAGGGTTAGACTATGTTCTAATACTTGAGGATGACATTGCTTTAGTAAATGGGTTTAATGATAAACTGAATGCAGTTTTGAATGAGTTGCCAGATAAGTGGAATATGTTACACTTAAACGGTAGTTCACATTACAGACATTTAGATTATAGTTCTTTGTTATGGAAGGTAAAGAAATTAAGCGGGGCGTTTGGTTACTTGGTAAACAGTAACTTTTACGATACGCTGATTGATTTACTTAGTAGGTGTAAAAAGCCTTGCGATGGGCACTACATGGATATTCAGAAAGATAACATGTGTTTCTTGAGCAAGGAAAAGTTGGTGAAACATTTAGACGGTTATAGCGTGCGCGCTGAAAAAGTTGTGGCGTATCCACAGTTAAGGTGATGGTAAAATATTTTGAAAGAGTAAAGAATTTATTTGTCCCGACTATTGAGGACAAGAGCCAAAACATCTACCGTTACGGGTCAGACAACTTACTGCCTAATAAACTAATAAAATACATCAATGATAGCGGAGTTGCTAAACGATGTGTAAATAAGGTAACATCTTACATTGCCGCTGACGGGTTTAAAGAACAAGCCACAAAACAATTCAAAGTTAATCAGTTTCAAACAAGCGATGAACTATTACAGTCTATTGCTTATGATGTTGCATACTTCAAAGGATACGCGCTAAAGATAGGGCGTGAAAGAAGCGGTAAAATAGCATGGGTTAAGCATGTTCCGTTTCAGATTATACGTAAGACTTTAAAGGGCGATTTTCTTATTAACCCTACTTATGGATTGCGCGACTTCAAAAAAGACAAAGGGGAGTATTACCCTGCTTTCAAAAGCGAAACAATTACACCGGCTCAATTAACAGAGCAGCAAAAGAACTACGGAAACAAACCAGAGATATTCTACGTTTACGAAGAAACGCCAGATAACCCTCATTACCCTGTGCCTGATTACTACGCAGGTGTTGAAGATATAAGGACGGCAAGCCGTATTCAGCAGTTTGATTTGAACATGGTAATGAACGGGTTTAAGCCTACTTCGATACTTACTTTGGTAGGGACTGTTGATGATAAGACAAAAGATGAAAGAGGCAAGACACCGCGTGATTATCTGTATGAGGAGTTAGAAACATTCACAGGGGCAAAAACAAATGCAGACGGTGAAACAAGCGAGGGAGGTATATTGGTAATGGAGGCAAAGACTAAGGACGAAATACCTAACCTGCAAACATTTGACGTTAAAGCGATATTAGATAGCAGTAATGCGAAGCGCGAAGTAATTGACAGGACGGTATGCCGTTTATTTGGCGTTCATCCTGTATTAGTTGGGTTCAGCGATGCGGCTATATTAGGCAACACTCAAAGTATTGCAAACGCTTCTATTGAGTTAAACAACAATGTGAACAGCTTGCAGCGAATGGTTGAACGCGGGATGAAAATAGTTTACCCTGCTTTAGAATGGACGCTGACAACGTTTACTCCAGTTAACTATATACCTGAAACTGTCCTTAATGATTTGACACAGGAAGAAAGAAGAGCATTATATGGTTATGCGCCTTTAATTGTTGAAGGCACAGAGAATAAGCCTTTATTGGTTGAAAAATTAGGAGTAGGAGGAACGCAAGCGTTTACTGCTATCATAGCGGACCCTAATATGAGTGCCGAACAAAAACGTGCTACGATTCAATTGCTTTTCGGTATTACACCAGAAGATACTTTGAAACTTATTCCTGAACCACAACCAGTAACACCATGAGCAACGTAAATTTTAAATGGCTTACTAAGTTTGATTTTAAAGGCAGTTTTAAAATGAGCGATAACCTGCCTGATAGTGATTTGGATATTGCCATAAATGACGCTTACAACTTCGATGTAATAAATACATTGCCTGATACTTTAATGGATAACATTAAGGCGGTATTATTGATTAACCCTATACAATGGAGTGCAGCTAAAACATACGCTGTTAACGACAAAGTATTTTATGATGGCACATATTACAAGGCTTTAGAGATTAGCACAGATAGCCAACCAACGGTATTAAATACCGATTGGCAAGAGATTGAGTTAATGACTTTCTGGACTGATTATGTAAAGCCTTATTTCTTAGCGTGTGCTTATTACAACTTTCTGAATTGGCATGGAGCGAATGTTACTCAATACGGTTTAAGGCAAAATCAAGAGGATACTTCACAGGAAGTAAGCGACAAACGGAAGGGCGAGTTAATGGCAAGCGTATCTGGGAAAAAAGATAGCTACTTAGCAAGGCTTACTAAACGCTTTAATGATGTGAGCAAAACTTTTGACGAGGTAGTTTATGAGTATGACAGCACAGATACACACAAGCCTAATCAAGGGGTGCGTATTTGGGGAGTAGGGAAAACTCAAAAGAAGTTTTACAACAATGGTAGGTTATGCTGCCCAAATGATTACAACAATTCAATAGATATATAATGGCACTTGCACAAATACCAACGGGCAGCGATAATACTTTACAACTAACTTTTGAAGATAATGCAGGGGTGGCGGTTGATTTGGATAATGCCACAGAAATAACCGTTAAGGTTTATCAAAAGAAAGCGCACATATTAGGAAGCTATTCACTAACTGATAGCACAGTTGTAATAATAAACGCTAACACAGGACGCGCAAATGTTTATATCAATAGAACCGATTTAACGGCTGTTGTAACCGGCAAACTATATGCGGAGGTTTCGATAGATATTACAAACGCAAACTTTGAGGCGGGTGAAAAGAGAACAATAGTAAGTGATATTATTTTAGGTGAGGTTGTAGTAAGCGTATGATAATTGATATAACGGTAATTCTTGATACTACAACTGCTACGGCAACAGCCGTAAATGATATTGCCGTTACTGTTACGCTTAACGATGAGGTTGTAAATCCTGAAGAAAGCTTTTGCGAGCGCGTAGATAATTGCTTAGGCATATCAGAAGCAGGTTCGGCAACTAAATATTTAAACGAGCAAGGTAGTTGGGTAACAGTTAGCGGTGGAGGTGGTTCGGTGGATAGTGTATTTGGCAGAGCGGGCGCGGTAGTAGCTGAAAGCGGGGATTATACAACCGAACAGATAACAGAAACTATAAACAAAGTTTTTGTAACACCTTCTGAAAAAACAGCTATTACACATTCAAATAGAACTGTATTAGATGCCATCACAGAGGCTTTTACAACTGCTTTAAAGTCTGCATACGATAGTGCTTCGAGTTGGGTTGTAACAAACGGCACAAATGTTTTAAACCATTTAAGCAATACAAACAACCCGCATAGCGTAACAGCTACACAGGTGGATGCTTTGCAAAGAAACGGAAGCAACGCAAATAGCGATGTTACTTTAGACGGTTATTCTATTAACGCAAAATCATTTCATACTAAAGGAACAAATGGGAATGGTCATGTAGGTTTAAAGCATCAAGCAAGCAATGCTACTGCAAATGCAAATGAAACATCTCTTTTTGCAGGTTCAGATGGTGAACTATACTATAAGAATGACGGCAATTCTGTTGTTCAAATAGCAAGTAGGGCATGGGTAAATGCTCAAGGATTTATTACAAATGTTATTACTGCACTTGGTTATACGCCAGCAAATAAAGCGGGCGATACTTTTACAGGTGCAATATCAGCAACCAATTTAAGCGGAACAAATACCGGGGATGAAACAAACGCCACCATTAAAACAAAATTAGGTTCATCTTCAACTTCACAAGATGGATATTTGACATCTACCGATTGGAATACATTTAACGGTAAACAAAATGCTTTAGGATTTACGCCAGAAAATGTAGCTAACAAAGACACTGACGGAACATTAACCGGCAACAGCGATACTAAATACGCTTCACAAAAAGCAACCAAAACATACATAGATTCACAAGTGGCGGCTAAAAGTTCTTCCGTTTATGGGGGTATTTATGGCACAGTTGGTGCAGGATTAACAAGATATGCTCAAATAAGTACATTAGTTGGTACTATTTCTACAACAGAGAGTTTAAGACAAAGC